GAGAACAGCCGCATCATGGCACTTGTCCGTGAGGTCAAGTTCGACCTGCGCCAGACCACGGCTCGTTTGGAACGCCACATCGACAGGATGAAGGAAAATCCTGCGGAGATCGGCGATGAGTGACGACGAAGCCGTAGCCGCCCATGTCCAAAAGTTCACCCATTCCTATCTCGTCGTCTATCCCGAGCACTCCGCACGGGAGGACGATCCGCACTACATCGACTTTCATCACTTGCAGCGAGAATGGAAAAAAGACCCCGAGAAGTGGCGTTGCGCCTACGGCGTAGAGAAGGGGGATTTTACTGAGTGCGACTTGGCGCACCCTTTGGAAATCCATCACGCCCACGTCGAGTTCGCCCTGCTCAACTCCATTGACCTCGCCCTGTTCGAGAAGCGGTATCCGGGCATCTCCGATCCCGACCACCTCGGCGCATGGGTTGAGAGCGCAGCGAACTGCATCGTCTATTGCGCTCGCCATCATCGGGGCCACGCCGGAGTTCACAGTGCATCGGCGGCTGACTGGGAAGCCTCGTTCGTTATCCGAAATCTCATTCAGTAGCCATGTGGCTTACCGCCCTCGCCACCCTTGTCTGCTTCCTCGGAGCCAATGTGTTCTCCGTGTTCATGGTGCAGGCCGAAGCCCGAAATGATGCCTTCAAGGCGGGAGTGTTCGAGGCGGGCTATGCCCTGTTTTGGATCGTCGCTGCTCGCTACTCAGTGGACACGCTGAACGGTCACGGCACCGCTCGAACGGTAGTCATGCTGACGGCGTTGGTGCTCGGCAACTTTGAGGGCGCATACATCGGGACGAAATGGGGAAAGCGGTTCGTTCGAGATCACGATGCCGAGGAAGTGGACGAGAGGCTCGCTGAGGCGGAGGCTGCGCTGCTCATGGCGGAAAAAACGCTGGAAGAACTCACAGACGAGATCGCTCACCATCACAAGCACGAGGGTCACGAACACTAGAACCGGTGCCGCAGGGCATCGAGGAAACATTCCTAACGACCAGTATCACCCGCCCTACGGCACCGGTGGGCGTTAGTGTAGTGCGCCCGAAAATCCTATGCAAATCGGCATGGCTATTTTTTGTCCGCACGCTCCGGTAGGGTTTATTCCGAGTGCTATACTCAACCCACCTATAGAGAGGACTGGCTATGACCAGCGAAACAACCAGCGTCACTGACTACGCAACCGCACTGACGGTTGGACGAACCATCGTCAAGACCGAAATCATTGACGGCAATCAGGAAATCACCTTGGACGACGGAACCTTCATCTTGGTCCACAACGGCAACCTCGCTCACGGTGGCTTTGAGTGATCTACCGAGTGGAGTTCCGTGCCTACAAAGATGCGGCGAAGCACGATGACTTTGTGGTGAAGCGGTCATACGCCATCACAAAGCGTCGTGCCCAACGCCTGCTCGATGAGTGGTTCGCAGCGACGGCTGAGGAAAAATCCCTGTATTTAGGGCGCATTGAGGCTGTTTGGAAATAACACTTGACGACGACACACCCCTACTGTATGATGGTTGTGTAGTCGGAAGTGCCCATAGACCAGAGAGAGGAAAATCACATGACCCAGACCTTCGCCCCCGCCACCGAGAAGCAGGTGGCCTACCTGTTCTCGCTCGCCGCCAAGCGAGTTGTCCCCGCCGACCTCATGGAAGAAATCTCCTCCGCCGAGGACGGCTTGCTCGCCAAGGCGACCGCCTCGCACCTGATCGACCTCGTGAAGGAACTGCCCTACCGCCGGACTGCGCCTACGAGCGTGCAGACGGTCACCTCCGCCCCTGTCCGCCAAATCCCTGTCGGGCTGTGGACTGTCGTGGACGGCGAGGGTCATGTGACCCTGAAGGTCGAGGAAGCCTCGTGGGCGAACGGCAAGACCGTCATCTCCTACCTGTCCGGCTCGGACAACGAGCGTGCCTACACCGGCTTCGCCTTCATGACCGAGCAGGGCGTAAAGGTGTGGGGTTCCAAGTCCCACCTCCACCGCCAAATCGCAGCGGCTCAGTTCCTCACGACCGGATCGCTCGACGAGGCACGGGAGAACTTCCTTCAGGTGGCTGAGGCTCACGCCCTTGCATCGGGTTCGTGCCTCGCCTGCGGTCGCACCCTCACGGTGCCCGCAAGCCTCCACCGTGGCCTCGGTCCGGTGTGCGCCCAACGCCTGCTCTAATGGCGAAGCGCAACGGGAAAATCCGAAAGGAGGTTGCCACCCTGAGCGGGCTGCGTCGAGAGGCGCACTTTGCTCAGGGTGGTAATCCCGTTCAATGGTTCGGCGGCAAGGCGACGACCGTGCCGAACAAAAAGCGGGAAGCAAGCCGCAACGCCTGTCGTCGCAACTCACAAGACTGAGTTCACCAAAACTTGATGTAACATTTCCAACAAGGAGCGTGCCCCACTATGTCCACCAATCCATTCCACATCGACAACCTTGACCCCATCGGTAAGTCCGCTTCCCGTATCCTGAAGGGCGGTCCCGGCTCAGGGCGACACACCCAAGGTAGCGCACAGGACACGGCAACTCGTCTGGCCCAGTTCGTCTCGGAGAACCGAAGGAACATTTCACCATACAAGGCAAAGGACATCGCTCAGGCTCACGTTGACCACGCTGGCTACCACAACAAGATGGCAAAATATCTTCACGAGCAAGCCAATGCAGTTGCCCTCAATGGGATGGGCAACGTTGCGCTGGCAAAGCAAATGGAAAAGGAAGCGCAACTCCACGACAAGGCTTCTTCAGCGCACCTCGCTGCTTCTGAAACCGTGCTAAAGGCTCAGGGTGAGTGGGGTGGACGCTTGGGTCTTGACGAGAAGAAGCCGACCGCTTCCCAAGTTTCTGCTGCGAGCAACGCTGCTGCAAAGGCAACTGTCGCTGCTTCTGGCCCACAAACCACTGCTGCACTGGGATGGCAAACTCCTGATATCCAACTTCCCAGTGGCGCACCTTACTTTCTGGCGAAGGGCGGTCCCGGCTCAGGGCGACACCCTGAGGGCGCAACCTCGGTGAACACCCACGAAGATATCATCCCCTTCAACATGGCTAAGACCATTGACGATGAAGGAACTGATCTAAGCCTCGCTCAGGACGAGGCAGAACGCTACGACGGTTATTCAGGTGCTCACGCCGATCTTGCTGAGGCTTTCGCCGCCGACGGCAACACGCCCGCAGCGGAAGCACACATGGCAGCATCGAAGGCGTGGGCTGATGCCGCCAAGGCCGCCAAAGATTATTGGGACGATGAGGCCGACGAATACGGTGCAGTGGAAGATGCCTCCGCTCGTGCATACGACCTTTCGGAAACCGCAGAAGAAGTAAGTGGTCGTGGCGACCTCCCCTCGGCCTATTATGACGAGGACCTCGCATCGGCTGGCAACCCTCGTGACTACACCATTGCCGCAACAAACCCTGATGGCACGCACACCGTTATCGCCCAAGTGACCCACGAGCGCCTCGGCTACTAAACTCTGCAAATCGCACTACTCAACTCTGCTAGAGTATCCCCACCGATACCGATAGCAGAGGTGAAAGATGCTCAGCCAATACCAAATCGCCGAAGCCATTGAAGCCGAGGTGGAGCGTATGCAGGGGCTTGTGGACGAAATCCGACAGGCAGCCGTGGACACCGCCCGTGCTGAGGCGGACTTCAAGGTGCGCTTTGCACAGCACCGGCTCCAAGCCCGCACCTCTCCAAATCGCCTGAATGTGGACACGGTGGACGACATGGCGACCGTTGCCACCGAGGACGAGCGATACGCCCACCTGATCGCCGTGAACAACCTCTCCACGCTCCGTGAGGCTCTACGGGCATCGCAGTCGCACATCGACGCTCTGCGGACGCTGGCGGCTTCACACCGCATCGTCGCCCCGTAGTGGCAGAGAAAATCCTGCGCCAACTCGCCTCTATCTGCCCTCGCTGCTCCATGCACCACCGCAGCCCCGGACTAATCCAGTCGTGTCGTGAAATCGGTCAGCAGTGCTGGGAACGCTGCCCCGTCTGCCACCCCCGTTAGCCCTGCCCCGTTCCAAAACTTCGTGTAGCCTGAGTGCAACCGACGAGGTTGGAAACGTGGAAATCGAACCCATAACCGAAAGTGAAATCCGGCTTATCGCCCTCGAAGAAGGGTTGAAGGCGGCGTTCTCCCTTGACTGTGTTCGTATTCAGATGCTCAACCAAGCCGTAGATATGCTCTGCGATCAGTTGGACTTGTCGAAAAATGATGTGCGCCGACTACTTATCGGGAACAGGGGCAAGCACGTCGCTCGAAATCTTGCTACAATGAGTGCCGTGCGGGGACTTCTCCGGGAGTAGTCGCACAAGTCCAACGACCAGAGAGAAGGAACCATGAGCGTTACCATCATCGGCAACATTGTCCGTGACCCCGAGATTAGGTTCTCGCAGAGCGGGCTGGCTTTCCTCCCGTTCAGCGTGGCGGTGAACAACCGCAAGAACGTCAACGGGACATGGGAGGACAATGTTTCGTTTTTCGACGTGACCGCCTTTGGCGAGCAAGCCGAAAATGTTGCCGCCACCGTTGCTAAGGGTGATCGTGTGATCGTCACCGGCAAGTTGCAGCAGGAGTCGTGGGAGGACAAGGAAACCGGAGCAAAGCGTTCCAAGGTTGCCATTGTCGCCGACGAAATCGGAACATCATTGCGCTGGGCTACGGCTCAGGTTGCCAAGACCCCACGACCAGAGAACAACAACGGTTCTGGTCGGACGGCTCCGGCTCGCAACGAACCCACCTTCGACGACGCTCCGTTCTAACCGTCGAAAATCCCTGCGGTGACCGTCTAGGCGGCATCGACTTCGGCAAGTAGCCACCCTTCGGGGTGGCTTTCTTGCGTTCAAGATGGGGTATCCAGCACGACTTTTGGAAATGTTGTAAGGTCAAGTGTTATGGACTTACCTAACATCGGTGATGACGAGTTCGATCAGGAGATCGCCAACCTCGGAAAATCCTCCATGCCCGAAGGTCCGAGTGCGCTCGTGCTGATGTTCATGGAGGTCAGGGAGTCATTCCTCGCAATGGTCGAGGCGGGCTTCACGGAGGCACAGGCACTTCGGTTCCACGCCTACTGTGCGATCTCCGAGGGCGATTTCTGAGTGCGGGAAATCGACCACGAACTGCTGAAACTCTACGACGGGGAGGACATTATCCCCATCGAATACGACCTGTTCAAGGCCATTGTCCGCCCTGAATGGTTTGAGCAGTCGCTTTGCCGTGATGTGCCCGAGGCTTCCAATGTCGAACTGTTCTACCCAGAGCGGGCGAACACACCGGGCGGGAAACACCTCATTCCAGCACGAAAGTTGTGCCTGAAATGTCCGGTGCGCTACGAATGTTTGGAATACGGGCTAGAAGATCAGTTCGGCATCTGGGGTGGGCACTCGCTCAGCCAGCGTCGCCGCATCATCGTTTCAGTGAAATCCGGTAGTAGCCTTATAGAGGCTAGCCAAGCCATCGACGCACGGAGCAGGGATGCCAGATAAAGAGCCGCTTCCCCAAATCGACAACTTCAGTGAACTCGGTGCCACCGGTCTGTGGCGCACGGGTGGCTTCGTCATTGACGATATCCTGCCTCAACTCCGAGGCCGACAGTCTCTCACCGCCTACCGAGACATGGCGGAAAATGATCCGGTCATCGGTGCGATCCTATTCGCCATTGAGCGTGTAATCCTGCAAGTGGACTGGCGTGTGGACCCCCACACCGACCCAACGGGCTACACCCCGGACAGCAAAGACCAAGAGGCTGCCGATTTCGTGCAGGAGTGCATGGACGACATGAGCCACTCATGGCACGAGTTGATGATCGCCGTCGTGTCGTTCCTGACCTACGGCTGGTCGTTCTTCGAGATCGTCTATAAGCAGCGCAAGGGACCAGAGCAGCGTGACCCGGCTCTGCGCTCAAAGTTCAACGACAACAAAATCGGTTGGCGTAAGATTGCTATGCGAGCGCAGGACAGTCTTTGGCAGTGGCAGTTTGACGAAACCGGCGGCGTGAAGGCCATGATCCAGCGTGACCCAACGACCGGTCGCCTGAACGTCATTCCCATCGAAAAAGCCCTGCTATTCCGCACTACTGCCGCTCGTGGAAACCCCGAAGGCCGTTCCATTCTCCGCAACTCGTTCAAGTCGTGGTACTACAAGCGGCGTATCGAGGAGTTCGAGGCGGTCGGTGTCGAGCGTGACCTCGCCGGACTTCCCGTTGGCTATGTGCCCGCCGAATGGATGAGCACGAACGCCACGCCTGCTGAAAAAGCGTCGCTGTATGCGATGGAGCAGATCGTCCGAGGCGTGAAGCGCAACCAGACGGAGGGTGTAATCCTCCCGATGATGTTCGATGAGAACGGCAAGCAACTGGTGGACTTCAAGTTGCTGAACTCCGGCGGCGCACGACAGTTCAACGCACAGCCACTTGACGCAAAGGTTCTTACGCCTAGTGGTTGGAAGCGTATGGGCGACATTGCCGTTGGTGATGTCGTCGTAGACCCACTTGGATTGCCCTCATATGTCACGGGCGTGTTCCCGAAGGGCGTTCGTCCTGTCTACCGTGTCACCACGGCAGACGGACGCTCAACGCTCGCAGACGCAGAACACAACTGGGTGGTCACTAATAGCAAGTGGCGTAATAGTGAAAACATCAACGATGCTCACCCTCTGTTGCCCAAGTATAAAGTTCGCAAGACGCAAGACCTTTTGGCGAACATCGAAAAGAACGGAAATATCCGTCGTTTTCACCTCCCTCTCATCGAGCCCGTCGAATACGTTTATGGTGAGCCATTGCCCATTGAGCCGTATGTGCTTGGTGTTCTTTTGGGCGACGGACATCTTCAGGAAAATGGCGGGGTTCGCTTTTACTCCGCCGACGCACAAATCGCACAAGAGGTAGAAAGCCACTTGCCAGCAGGCGACGTTGTGACAATGTGGCACGACAAAGACGGCGGTAGTGGCAAGGCTGAGATGTACCACATTACGGGAACATCGGGTCGTCGCACGTCTGCGGTCAAGACCGCACTTAGCGAAATGTCCTTGCTTGGTAAGAAGGCTCCCGAAAAGTTTGTTCCACGCCAATACTTGACCGCTGGGGTAAAAGACCGCCTTGCACTGCTTCAGGGCTTGATGGACACAGATGGAACCATCACCAATGAGGGTTTGGGTATCTTCTACACCGTTAGTCCACAGTTGGCTAGCGATGTTGCAGAAATCGTGCGTTCGCTTGGTGGAACAGCAAGCGTTGGTCGCTACCCGATTGGCGAGTATACGTCGCCAAAGACGGGCAAGGTTGGCTTCTCGGAAAACGAGTATCACCACGTTCGTATCCGCATGCCACATCACCTGCCAATGGTTCGCCTAGAACGCAAGGCGGAGAAGTTGTCAGATGACAGCCGTATGCGCTACCACACCGGCATTTCGTCCGTCGAATACGTTGGTGAAATGGAAGTCCAGTGCATCATGGTTTCCTCGCCCTCGCACATGTATGTGACGGACGATTTCATCCCAACGCACAACACCGACCAAATCATCACCCGCTACAACCAGCAAATCGCTATGTCGTGTCTGGCTGACTTCATCATGCTCGGCCACGAGAGCGTCGGTTCATTCGCCCTCGGTGCTTCCAAAATCGACCTGTTCATCGCTGCGGTGGAAAGTTGGATCAGGCTCATCGCTGAGGTGTTCAATAGCCACGCTATTCCACGCCTCATGGCACTCAACGGCTACGACACGGCGCACTGCCCGACCCTCACCTACGGACAGGTCAATGCGGTGGACTTGCAGGAACTCGGTTCGTTCCTCACCAGCCTCACCCAAAGCCAACTGCTCACGCCAGACAACAACTTGGAGGACTACCTCCGAGAGTTGGCAGGGCTGCCCGTTTTCCGGCCCACGCCGCAAGGCGAAGCGGACAACACCCGCTACGCCGGATCGCAGGAACCAGAGCAAGCCATGACGGAGAAAAAGCCGTTCGTGGGTGCGGGTTCCAAAAAGACCGGCGACAGTGCCAGCCCGAACGGCAAGACCACATCTTCCGGTGTGAAAAATCCGCAGGGGGGACTGAACGACCAGTCCGGCGGCAGTGGGTTGCAAGCCGACATTTCCAGCGCAGGCTATCCCGGCGAAACCGGACAAGTTCCACCACAAGGTAAGGGCGGCTCGAAGAAGCCCACCGGTCAGAACGGACCGCTGACGAACAACCAGCGGAGCACGTCATGACGCTTCACATTCGCAAAATAAAGGCGAGCAAGCCAAAGCAGGGGGTCAAGATCAGACTTGGCATCCCGCAGCAGCAGCCACGCCCCCGAGCGAAATAACGCTATACGGGTTTTCCGCAATCCTGATGTAGCATTTACGACAAAGCGCAAGGGAGCCTGCCCGTGGAAGAAGTGCACATTTTAGATGTGGTGTCCGATGTGGCTCTCGCCGACATTGTGAAGAACACCACTCTGACTGCCGATGTTCGGGAAAGTGCCGCCGACCTCCTCACGGAGGGCTTCCAAACCGCTGACCTCATGGCCGTTGCCAAGGGCGAGGACGGTGAAATCTCCCTCGTCATGGTGCCGAACCGCCTCGACGACAACCCGATTTGGAAGCGCATGGCTGACCAAGTGCTCGGCGTTGATGGACTTTCCCCTGAGGCTGAGCAACGCCTGATTAGCCGCAACATCGCTAAGGGACTTGCCGACACGGTTCACCCATTCGCTAAGAGCGAAAATGTCTTTGGCGACACCCACGCCTGTCTGATCTGCGGTTCCACCACCGAACAAGATGAGTGCGAGCCTCTGAGCAAGACCGTTGGCTTCCCATTCACCTTTTCGACCTCCCCTGTCGAAATCCCTGAGGACTACAGCGACGACGACTTCACGACCGATGGTGCAGTTCAGGTGCAACTTGACCCGTCCACCGTTGCAGCGATCCTCGCCGCCGTGCAGGAAAATAATGACGACGACAGCAGTTCGTCGAGCGGCGATGACGAGAGTTCGTCGTCTAGTAGTTCTTCCTCATCGTCGAGTTCGTCATCAAGTAGCAGTTCCTCATACGACGACCGTGCTGAAACCCTCGGTGAGGATTGGAAGGACGGGCTTGACCCGTGGCAGGTCGAGATCGCCGAAAATCTTGACGAGATCGTGGAGAACTTGGGGCGTATTCCGGCTCCCGACGCTGCCTACACCGACATTTCTCCATTCAGCGAGCAAGGTGCTATCTGCTCGAACTGCGTTGCCTGTGGTGAAAACGGTTCCTGCGATTGGGTCGCAACCATGTGCAACCCCGACGGCTGGTGCAAGTTCAACATCGTCCCTGTCCGTGTGGAGTTGGCGGCAAAGGCTGAAAACTACTACAAGAGCCTGTTCCACCGCCGCAAGAAGGACAACTACGACGATGAGACGAGCGGCGAGGACGCTTCGTGGGACGGCGATGACGACGAAGATATCGAAATGTCGGCAGGCGTTCGCAAGGACAGCCCCACCGTTTCTAGCGTTCATGTGGACGCTGTAGGCACCTTCGTCGGTTCCCGCCGCAAGAAGCCTAAGTTCGTGCCAGAGAACATGACCGTCATCGAGGATCAAGTGAACCCCGAGGTCATGCAAGACGCAAACCTCATGCAAAAGAGTGCTGAAATCCCCGGAACGCTCCAAAAGAACGCCGAGGAACGCTACACGCTCGGACCTTGGTATGTTCCAAACCGTGCCGACGCTCACAATGAGTGGACGGACGCTCAGGAACTCCAAAAGGCACTCTGGGGTTATGTGGAGAACGGCGACAGGGGCATTCGACTTCAGCACAATGTGAACATTGTGGCTGGCAAGTGGGTTGAGGCTCTGACTTGGCCGCACCCCATCGAGGTTCCAATGGTTCAGGCCGATACTGGGCAAATCAGTAAGACGACCTTCCCCGCTGGAACTGTATTTCTCGGCGTGATCTGGGAGCCTTGGGCTTGGGAACTCGTCAAGAAGGGTGAAATCCGTGGCTACAGCATCGGCGGAACCGGTGCTGGTGTCGAGGTGGACCTCCCAACCGAAGATGTAGAAAACTACGACACTTTCCCCGCCTACAAGGGTAAGTAAAGGAGCAATAATGGAACACGCTGATCTCGAAATCTTGCAGTGGCTCGCCGATGCGGGTGTTATCCAAAAGGGCGGACCCGGCTCTGGTCCCCGTCCGGGCTGGAAGCAAAAGGCCGCTGACCGCCTCCGCAAGGTCGCTGCTCGTGCTGAAAAGGCTGCCAACAACCGCACCTCCATCAAGAACCCTGTGGACGGCGGCGTTTCCTCCGGCACCGCCCTTTACATGGGCAGGGCGGACATGAGGGCACTTGCAGAGCACGCTCGGGCTACCGCCGACGCTTTGGAAAATCCGTCAGACCCAGAGTTCGGGCACTTGATCGGCAACGTCATGGCCGAAACTGGCGACAAGACCGCCGAAATGATGGATCGCCACCCGGACACCTTTGAGCAGACTTGGGGTGACGGCTTCAACCAAGGTCGCCACTCCGCACGTGGCGCAGGTGAAAATGTTAGTCAGGTGATCCGTGAAGCAGCCGGTATCCCTAATGTTGCAACACCGTGGCCTCGGAACTCCGTCGAAACGGCGCAGGCGCATCAAGCAGTTTCAGATGCTCTGCTTGCTCACGCCGCCGAAGCACGAGCCGCTGGCGATGAACTCATGGCGCAAAATCTTGGCGTTGCTGCTCTGGCTCACGCTGAAGCCGCAGTTGCTCACGATAGCCTCCCCAGCGCATCGGCATACGACGAAAATGCCTACACGGCAACACTACGAGCCAACGACATGACCTCACAGGCACTCCAAGGTCGTTACCCCGTGGATCGCTTTGATTTCATCAAGGGTGGCCCCGGCAGCGGACCTCACTCGAACGGCGGCTCCCACTACGGAGATCACTGGCCTAAGCCGAAGATGTGGGGCAACGGTGGTCGTCGTCCCATGACCGGGCTTCCAAAGGGTCCAAATGTTCCCGACCCCAAACTGCACGGAACCCCCAACCCCTACACCAAGTATGTCCCCAGCGACCGCTCGGCGCACGGCGATCAGGGAACCGGTCGAACCGTCAAGTTCGAGGGTAGTGAAATCGTCAAGGGTGGACCCGGATCAGGTCGTCACACAGACAGTCGCAACACGGCTAAAGATTTAGCCGAGGGCAGCAAGTTTCATTACATGAGTGCCCGTCTGGGTGGTAGTGTCAAGGATCACAGTGCAATGCACTATGGACATGCCTACATCGCTGACCAACACAGGGAACTTGCTCAGCAAGCATACGCAGCAGGCATGGCGGACTTGGGTGATGCACACACCGACGCTGCGGATGCTCACGATGCGGCATCTGCGGACCACGATGCCGTCGTCCAAGCATTAGAGTTGGGTTCGTCGTCACTTGGCATGTTGCAACAAGAAGCCGAAATCGCATCAGGCAGGGCATCAGGCGCAAGCGGAGAGGCCGCACGCCTCGATGCTTTAGCGGACTCCTCCGTCGCTAAGGGTGGTCCCGGTTCAGGTCGTCACCCGGAAGATGGGGCTGAGGCTTCCTCCACCGAAGATCTTACCGCATCAGGTCACCGTCCGCTCGGCATCATCGCTCGTGAAATCCGCAACGATTGGGGTCGTCAGGGCAAGGGCGTTTACTTCGGTGCTAAGCCCTACCTCGATGCCATGTCCCAACTGTCCGATATCAAGGACCGCTACGGCATGGACGGAGCAAAGTCCATCGTCGCCTACTTCCTCTCCAACGCTTCGACGTGGAAGGGCGAGAAGGCGAAGGCCATCAAGGCTGAACTGAAGAAGATCATGAACACCAAGGGCGTTTCGTGGTGATGAACTACCCCATCGCCCTCCAACCAGCCAACCTCATCGTCGTCGGTTCAGCCGCCGATATTGCCGCCGCACTTTTGGAAGCGGCACGAGGCATCATCGAGGTTCACGAAGCCGTCGCTATGGACGGTGGGAAGCCGCTCGTCGGTGCTGACTACAAGAGCCTGTCCGACCTGCACACGCAGTTGGCAGAGGCTCACCAGAAGGCTGCTTTGGATATCAAGGCGGAGTTTCCGAGTGCGATCCAAGCGGTTTCAGCACACGGAGACGCTATGGGGGCACACGAGGACGCTGCTCGGACGGCGATCATGATGGCGCCAACGGTGGTGGACGAAAAGTGGGACGGGCATCACGGCGAAATCCGCCCCGCAGTTTGGAACACCGAAAATAAGGTGTGGCGTAAGGCACATCGAGCATTTCTCATGAGCAAGAACGCCTACGACCAAACAGCATTTCACACGGGAGGGGTCCTCATGGACACGAACAACAACACTGAAATCACGAAGGGTGGGCCGGGTAGCGGTCGTCACCCTGAGGGCGGCTCAGTCGTCCCTGAAGGGCACGGAGCACGAACCTTTGACCCGCAGACCACCGTTTCCCAAATCGGGCGCATGAACATTCTGGCTATCTCCGGTGGCCGTGTCGGCACGATCACCCAAAACGGTCGTCCGGTTGGTTTGGAACTCCCCGTTGGTCGTGGCTACAAGGTTCGTGTGTTCCTCCACGACAACGACACCTACACCGTGCAGCGTGTTTACTCCCGTGCCGGTAAGGACACCGTGAAGGGTCAAGAGAGCGACATCTACGCCGACGAGGTTGGTGAAAAGGCTTACGAAGCAAGTTCGTTCGTCAATGTCCCGTTCGGCGACCACGATCCCATGCGTAAGTCTGCTGAAATCACGAAGGGCGGTCCGGGTTCCGGTCGTCACCCTGAGGGTATCGAAATCAGCAACGCAAGCCAACTTGTTCTCGGCGCAACGCAGACGGCTCTCGCTTATGTTGGTGGAAGGATCAACAACGAGCAACTAAAGACCCTGATCCAAGGTGAAAATCCTCGCCCATACGGCATGGACGGGGCCATTGGGGAGCACCTCATGATCGCTGGCGACCATCAACAGATGCGAGAAGATTTCGAGGGCGAGCCTTTGGGTGAGGCGCACTACGCCGCAGAAATAGCGCACTTCAACGCCGAACAAGCCGCTAAAAATGTCGTGGACACGATCAACGCTGGTGGCTCTAAGGGAGATGTTGTCGGTGCTTTGGAAGAGTGGGTCGGTGCGGCTTCCGCTGCTGCCGTCGCCTCAGCAATGGCAGACAGCCAGAGCGTGACCAAGGGTGGACCCGGTTCGGGTCGCTTGCCAGCCGGACACGCTAAGGCTGTGAGCATCATTCGCAGTGCGGCGGCGGAGTCCCGAAGCAAGTTGCGCTACAAGAAGCCGTCATTCAAGGGTTCGACCTACATGGGGTCAGCAAAGCACCAGTCGGCGGCTGGTCGCCTTGACGAGTGGGCAGACCAAATCGAGCAGCACCCGGAAAAGTCACTTGACGAGCACAAGCGGGACCTCCAAGACCAAATCCACAGTCGGAGGCAGATGGCGTTGGGGGAGATGATGACCGATACCTTCAACCCCTTCCATGATGCTGTAGTGCACGTCCACGATGTTGTGGGACGAGCCATTTCTAACGGTCAGGCGGCACAACGGGTTGCGGATCGCACCGGGACCTTCTAATGCCGAGCAGTCTCGATGCTGAAATCCTGAACTGGGTGCTACTCGCCAAGGGTGGCCCCGGTTCAGGTCGTCATGCTCACGAAGGCATGGTCAAGTGGCACGAGTCGCAGTATAAGTTCCACAAAAAGGTCGCAGATGACGCTCACAAGGCATCGGGACGACTGATCCGCACATCACCAATGGTCGGCGGACCAAAGTGGAAGCCCTATATGGCAGAACTCGGTCGCCTCCACGACCTCGAAAATGCTCACATTCTCGCCGCCAATGCCCATGCGGTCGCATACCGTATGCACAAGGAGGCGGCTGAAGGCATCACCCCAAGGTCACGGTTGGTTTTCACCTATCGCAAGCCAAACGAGATCAGCCACATCGAGGACGTAAAGACCCCCGAGCAGGCTTCGGCGGTTGCCGGTCAGTTGACGAACAAGACCGGCCTCGTCACGAAGGGCGGACCGGGTTCAGGACCTCGCCCAAAGGGTTTGGAAGCGAAGCACCGTGAAATGATGTATTACCACGATAATATGTCCGCCTACCACCGCAAAGAGTATTCAGACGCTATGAAGCGTGGTGACCGCAAGGCTGGCATGGATCACCGTCAAGCCGGATACGCCCACATGGACGCAAAGTTCGTCCACATGGAGGTTGCCGACCGCCTGAAGCGTGGTGAAAATGTGACCCCCGCAGACCGTCAGGAAGCATGGGATTTCTCCGATGCGGCAGGCCAACTCACCGAAGGCACGAACGACCTGCCAATGGCGGCATAGAACCCCGTTTCTGAAATGTGGGATAGCATTTACACGGTTCCCCCGAAAGGATAACTTGCTATGACGGATCACATCAACGCTGAAATCTACGGTTGGCTGCTCGTCGCTAAGAGCATGGACGAGAGCCTCGCAGATGTTCTTCGTCACGACCAAGATCACGATAACTGGCACGCAAAGCACGGTGACCCGCCCTGCAAGTCTGAAGCCGACTGCGCTCGTATGCGAGCCAAGTATGCAGAGGTGAAGGCTGAAAATGGCGTGCAAAAGGGTGGTGCCGGATCAGGCCGCCACGCTGAAGCCATTGGGCACCTTCGCACCCTCCAACAGACCGCCGCTGAGGGTCTGGGTCGTGGCGTTCGTCGCAACACCGACGCTCTCGGCAACCGCTTCAAGGCGGCCCCTTATGGACGTACCATTTCTGGTCATGTTGCCTTGCAGAACTGGCGGATTGCTGGTGAAGCAAAAGCCCTTGCCGACAAGATTGGTGGGGACCAAACCAAGAGCGTTGAACAGCACCTTGATGAGGCTCGTAATCAAGTTGGACAGTTGAGGCAAGAAGCGGTCCAAAACTCAAGATTTGATAACTATGACACGGCTCAAGACTTGAAAGAGCAAGCCGCTGCTTTGCAAGGCGTGATTGACCATGTCTCTAGCAAGATGGGAGCGGGTGTGACGAAGGGCGGACCCGGTTCCGGTCCTCGCAAGAGTTTCGGTGACCGCATCAACACCCGATCAGCCCTCGCCGATGTAACAGCCGACGACTACCGTGAACGCTGGCAGCAGGCTCCCATGACCGACAACGCTGCGAAAATCATGGAAAGCGTCGCTCGCTACTCAGATGCGAACCCTGCGGCGAGCATGAACGGCGGCTGGTCAACTCCCGAGCAGCAGGAAGCGATCATCAACGAGCACACCGACGCTATTCCAAACTGGCTCGTGCAATCAGCAACTCCGGCAGACCTCGACGCTTTGACCGACAACAACTACCACAGCGCAGTTGAGGCGATCATCCGTCAGCGTCCCGAACTCAACTAGAAAATCTGACGAAACCCGTCACAGAGTAGAAAGTAGAGCATCATGGAAGAATGGGAAATCATGGAAGAATGGGAAGTGGATTTCAGTAAGGGCGGACCCGGTTCAGGCCGTCGTGCGAACCCCAGCGGTCGTAAGTTGCCATATCGTGGTGGTCGTCGGTTCTCCGATGCTGTTGCACAGTTCAACCGCCACAACCCCCGTCCGGGCACGGAAAACTGGACCCCGCAGCAGCATGTCGCCGAAGCCGTTAGCGATGTTGCTAAGGCGCAGGAACTTGCGAACCACGGCGAGTTCGGTCGAGCCGCTACGGTTTTGGACGAGGCCGCCTTCCATGCCACCGCAGCCGCCGCTAAGAACATCGGCATCGGTAGCCGTCACCCGAACTTCCAAGGCAAACTCTCGCAGTCTGTCCACAACGACATGGAACTTCTCTACGAAGCCGCCCACTCCGGCGGAAACACGGGTCACATCGCCTCAAAGGCAACCAACGACGTTGCCCGCCTGATCCGCAACGGAGAGCGCACCGCCGCCCTTCAGCAGCAGGCTTTCGCTCTCACCGCACAGGGTAAGTTCCTCCAAAACCTCCAAACCGCTATCCACGTCATTCGAGGCATGAGCCACACCAACAACATGCTTGCGACCGACCGTGTGGGCGGACGAGGCACCCTCCCCGGCACCGGCGAGATGATCGTCTGAAAATGTTGATTTCCAAAGAAGCCAACATGGGCTTAGCCACCGCACTCGCTACGGTGCTGGCTGACGCAACGGTGATGTATCACCGTGTCCACGGCTTCCATTGGAACATCGTCGGAACGGACTTCCCGCAGTATCACGCCAAGTTCGAGGAAATCTACAACGATGTTTGGGAGAGCCTCGACGGTATCGCTGAAAACATCAGGAAGGTGGGCGGAGTTGCCCCGTTCCGCCTGCCTGACCTGATGGCTCGTTCTAGTGTTTCCGACAACCCCGTTGAGGGGTATTCCGCTGAAATCTTGGTCGCAGACTTGCTCGTGACTAACGCTGGTGTTTTGGAAAGCCTGAACATGGCCTATCAAATCGCTAATGCGGCGAACCGGCAGGGTGTCGTGAACTTCCTTGCAGGGCGTATCGAGATGCACGACAAGTGGGCATGGCAACTGTCTGCTTCGCTAAAGCCTTAGTCCTAGCAGGGTATTTACAAATCTAGGTGTAGCATTTTTCACAGAGCGAAAGGAACACTCCTCAATGATCCGCACTACCCAGTCAAGTCCCGCCACCGTCGCCTTCTTCCAAAAAGGTCGTGACGAGGCGGACGCTAAAATCGCTAGCGAGCAGATCGCTAAGGCCGCCCGTGAGGAGGTCATCGCCGCCGGTGCGATGGACAATGCTCAGTTCCGCCTCGAAAAGGCCACCGAGCAGATGAAGGCTGCCGAGGTCACCTATCAGGACGCTATCGCTAAGGGCGCATGGGACCGTGAGGAACTCCGCACGGCATACAACAACGCCATCGCTGGCTACCGTGAGGCTGACCGCATCGCCGAAGCCGCCGCTGAGCAACTGAGCCTTGCTAAGGCAGCACTCGAAGGACTCCGCACCGTCGCTAAGGGGCGTGTTGTGGACACCGAAACCACAGAAACCCCCGCACCCGTGCGAAAGGAAGATGAAATGAACGACGACGCTGGTTTGGATCGCTACGACACCGACGACCCGAGTGTAATCCTGATCGCTTGCCCCGAATGTGGTGGCCTTGACCCTGAGTGCGATGCCTGTGACGGCGATGGGCTTATGGAGCCTGACGAGATGCTGGAAAAGAGTGTTGACTCCGGTTTTGGAACCGCCTCGCTGCTCACCCGCAACTTTGAAAAGTCGGTTGCCTACCAGTCCTACATCGAGTTCTCCAAGGGCGGTCCGGGATCGGGTCGTCGCAAGGGCGATGGTCGTGGACACCTCGGCAACCAGCACAGCGGCGCAACCCGCTTCCACCCGAACTTGCTGAACCCCAAGACCGGTGAAAAGGGTCTTTACCGTGGGTGGAAAACCACCATCAAGGTTTATACCCAGAGCGCAAAGGAAGCGAAGCAGTTGGCTGAACTGCACACCAACGCTGCCGTTCGTCACGAGCAGGCCGGTCGCTTCGCTAAGGCGGCTGAGGAGCACTTGCTCGCCGCCGCTTCGCACATGGTCGCTGCTGGAAACCACGAGGGCATCGCTTCCACCTACAAGCGTGAAATCGAGAAGTTCGGCAACGGCGATCACCCGGACATTCCAGCCGACGGTGGAAAGTCGGAGCGTGGTGAGGCCGCCAAGGAGCGTGTCTATGCCGAGCGGTCGAAGCAGGAAGCCGCTCGTCTGCAAGCGATGGCTGCCTGAGCAACCTTTCACAACCGAGTTGCACTTGTGCCACTACTGAAAATCCCGAAGTTTGGGATAAAGTAGTGGCATTAGTGCTATAACAGGAGCCTCTCGTGGACAGCATCAAACTGTGGATCAACAAAGCCCGTCAGGCTGAAATCTTCAAGGCTGGCAACGCCGAGGCACTTATCGAGTGGTACGAGAACGGCGCAGACGGACAAATCGACTGGGGACAGCCCGGCGACTTTGAGCAGTGCGTTGAGATCGCAGGGCAATACCTCGAAAATCCCGAAGGCTTCTGCCAACTCCGCCACATTGGCGCAACCGGAGAACCGTCGGGTCACGCCGAGGGCGAGGTTTCCAAAGCAGACAAGCCTGACTACGGCAAGGTGATTTCAAGCCGCAAGGGCGAGCCGAGCGATCAAGACCTCTACAACCGTGTGAAGCGTGAGGCTGCGACAAAGTTCGATGTTTACCCGTCCGCCGTCGCAAACGGTTGGGTCGTTCAGGAATACAAGCGTCGTGGTGGAAAATACCACAAGTCGGTAGAGAAGGCTGAGTCCATGACCCCTCCAAAGGGCGTTCAGGAAGCCGCACAGCAGGCGTTGGAGTGGATGAAGGACGGCAAGGCGGGTGGTGGTTTCACCCCCGTCGGTCGCAAGCGTGCCTCAGACCTCGCTAACGGTCACCCTGTCTCGATGGACACCGTGAAGCGCATGAAGGCGTATTTTGATCGCCATCAGAGCGACAAGGACTCCCCGCATTGGGCAGAGCCAAGCCCCGGCAAGGTGGCGTGGTATGCGTGGGGCGGAGATGCTGGCTACTCATGGGCGAAGGGCGTTGTGGGCAGTGAAATCCACAAGGCGGGCGCAGAGAACCTTCTGAAGGCGCAGGCCACATTCCACGGCAACCAATACAAAGATGTTGCAAGCGAAGGTCAGCAGCCAACCAGCGGCGGCGGCGGTCCTCGTCGTGTTGATCCGGGTCGCTACCAAGTCGGCGGTGGTAGGCCAGCCGTCGGACAACCACAGCCCGGTGGAAATACCGCTCCCGACAACACCTCCCCGCTCGCAGGCGTGAAGCCAAACCCAAGTAGCAGCGATGTTGGTGAAAAAGTCCTAAAGCCCGCCGACGACACCTCAAAGGGTATGCGTCAGTTCGCCGAACGGGTGCTCACTGCCATCAACCGTGGCGATCAGCCGGTCATTGACCGCAAGGACTTGGCGAAGATGTTCCTCGGCATGAGGGGCGGCATCGACAGGGAGTTCATGAAATCCGACATTACCGAACTCCGTATTGACGGCACACGCCTCATGGGTCGTGACGGTCTTGGCTACGGGCGTAAGGACATGCCGCAGGTGGAAACCAGCCAGCGAGATCAGTTCATGGCTGATATCAAAAAATCCGACGGCATCACCCACACTAAGGAAGATGTTGACCCGACCACGCTGAAGCCGGTGCAGAAAGAGGTGTTCGCTGTAAAGTCGGCGGGCATCTTCCGGTCATTCCAAAAGACGGGTATCCCGGACAGGATGCGTATTCTGATCTCAAAGGACGGCTATGTCCTCGACGGACACCACACTTGGGCGGCTGCCGTGGCTATCCATTTCCTCACCGGAAAATCCCTGCCCGTGTATCGCCTGTCGGTGGATCACGAGGAAGCACTCGCCATCACGACTAAGTGGGCAAACGAGAACAACGCTGAAAATCAGGGTCAGGGCAAGCCAGAGGCCACCAAGAAGTCCCTCGATTTCAGCACTGATACCCTGCTCCGTGAATACATGACGCTGGAACTCGAAAAGGCGTTCTTCCACGGGAACCAATACAAGCAAGGTGAAGGCGGCGGCAAGGCGAAACCAGCCCGTCAAGTAGATGAAAGCCGATTTCAGGCAGTCGGGCGTTTTGGAGACAAGGCTGAGGCAGTAGCGCAGAAGCCTGCTTCTGACGACCACCGTGCGCTCGCCAAGGGTCACCGAGAGGCTATCGCCACGCTCCAAAAGATGAAAGACGAGGAAACCCGTCCCGAACTGAAGGACAGCCTCCAAAAGGCCATTGACCACCATGAGCACGCCGCAAATCGCCATGAGCAGGCGGCAAACTTCCACGATGACCCAAATGTAGATGCCAAGATCAAGCAAGGGGCATCGGAAACCGCACGGGACATGAGCAAACTCGCCGACCACCTCACGGATAAGGCGCAGGAAGCCTACGCATGGGCGAAGCCTATTTTTGGACACCGTAGGGCCGCCTAGGGGCGACCGTGTTTCAGCCCAACTTCGTCACCTTTACCAGCACGAAAATCTCCGACCACGCTTTCCCGCTAGAAGGAAAGTTCAGGGGCAACCAGAACGACGGTTTCACCTTTGTCCTGTTCGATGACGGCTCTGGTGGGGTTATCAAGAACCTAAAGGACTGGACGGGCAACAAGACCGGCAGGCTCTACCCTGCTGAAATCTTGGCAGCGCAGGAGGTTCTCGCCGCACGGGTTGGCGAAACGATGAACGCCCCTATCCGTGAGTGCCGTTTCTACGGAAAAGACGGCCTTTCGGTCATCATGCCCTACATCGAAGGTGAAAACGGCGAGCAGGCGGGTCAAGATACCCCTCCAAAGGGTCATCAGGCTACTGCACTCGTCCTATTCGACTACCTCACCGCCAACGCCGACCGCCGCCCGAAAAACTGGCTGTGGACACCCGATCACCGCATCGTCGGCATTGACCACGCTCTCTGCAACTTCCGACCTCGCACGCCAACACCAGAACTGATCTCCCTGCTTTGGAACAACGGCGTGTCGCATGAGGCACTGCTCATACTTCGTCCCAAGTTGGAAAATCTGCGCATCGACTTCACCCAACTCGGCATGGGCGACAAGCATGAGACAATGATGCAAAACTTGTCTCACCTGCTCCAAGCGTTCCAAATCCTCGACCAAGTTGCCGTCGTCAAGGGAGGTCCGGGATCAGGCAGGCACCCCGAACTCCACCTCGTAAGCGAGTGGTCGCATCAGCCGGGGAAAATCATCAACTACGACACCGACGGCAACCAATACATCATCGAAGGGAATGACTGGCTGTTCAAGGGACCGTTCCCCGCCGGAGACTACGTCGCCACATTTGGAGCGACGGTGAAAAGTCGTGCTGGCGGGATGTTGGCGCAGGCACTCGTTCAGTATCGCTCACAGGGGACAGCCGACCAGAGCATCAAGTCCCCCGTTATCCACATCTTGCACATCGAAAGCAACCAGAGCGTTCGTGGGGCGGGTTTTGCTAGAAAACTTGTTGCCGCACTCCACGATACGGTCATGCCGACCGGCGAGGCAGCAACTATCGTCCACAACAGTTTCACCAGCGACCTCGGGCGCAACTTTGCGAACTCCCTCGACCCGTCTTACAACCAAGTCAAAGACGAGGGCGAAGCGGCGTATCGTGATCCCAGCAACTTTCAGCCGGTTTCCAAGGGCGGACCCGGAAGCGGCAGGCACCCCGAACTCGGCAAGATCGTCCCTGCACCCGTCGGGAACAAATACAGCGTGGACAAGGCTGTTCAGCAGTCCATGATCGAAGATACGATTGCTGCGGTAGAGAGGTCGGGGGAGGCAAAGGGCAAGGCCATTTTCCGTGATGCATACATGACGCTTGCTGACGAAAACAACCGTGGCATCGTCAAGGAAAATCTTGTTCAGGCTATTGCCGACCGGCTTGCTGGAACCGATTTCGACAGGATTTTGGGCTTAGACGCAGATCGCTCAGTCCTTATTTATCTCCCTACTGGTGCATACTCTAAAGTCGCATCGGGGCCGTCCCTCAGCATGGCCCTCCTCAGTTCCGTCACCCTTGACCCCAAAGATGTGGCAAAACGCTACGAGCAAGGTATTTATAATGACGAGCGTTTGAACTCTATTGGCTTGGAATGGGACTCAACCTCCAAAACCATCAAACCCAACTCCCCTTACTACCGGCTTGCTTCGGTCAAAGACCCCGAGGTGGCGAACAAAGTTCGCACTCAGGCGGTAGATGATCTAGTCGCCAGATGGGCGAAAACATCGAACGACACCGATCTGACGGCACACGCACTCCAAGATGCCGCCGAGGCAGAGTTCGGGCTTCATGGCACGGCTCCGTGGACAGACCCAAAGCCGGAAAGTGTGCTTGACGAGGACTCCATGAAGGGCATACGGTTGTTCCTCCGAGCGCAGTATGAAATCACGCAGGAACGCCTGAAGGCTGCCGGTATAGACACCCTGACCCTGTATCGAGGCATGACGGTTGTGCCTGATGGTCTAGAGCACGGCAAAAGTGCTGAAATCTCCACCCGCCCGCTCAACGCCTTCTCTGCCAGCAAGCAAGTAGCATTTGACTTCTCAAAGGGCAAAATGACGCAGAGTATTGCAGGTCCAAAGGGCAAGGGCATCGTGATCTCCGGCAAGGTTCCAGCAGAACGGGTGCTCTCCCTCGCTACAACGGGGATAGGGTGCCTCTCCGAGCAAGAGGTCGTAGTCTTGGGTGGCACCGATGAATGGATGGTAGAGAAGGGCGACGAAATCCAGCGCACCATCTACCACCATTCCAGTTAGGAAAATCGTGGATACTCAGACTTACAACGAGGACTGGCTTCGCACCCGGACATGGGATTTGTGGCGGGATAGGAAACTGATCTCCACCCTGCCTGACCTTCTGTGGTCGCTCGATGTATCGTTTGCGCCCGAGGAGAAGCAGCGGGCGGAGTTGGAACACTTCGTCAGCCTCCCCGTCTGGGAGTCCGCACCGGAGTCGCTGAAATCCGAGGTGTCCGCCTACCTCAACGGCTTTACGCCAGAGGAACTTTCCAAAGCAGCCTCCATCGCCAACGCCGTGCTTCGAGTGGCCGGGATCAAGAAGTTCCGCTTCCAGCCCGTCATCAAGGGGGGTCCCGGCTCGGGAAGGCACGCAGAGAACGGTGCTGAGCCGACAAAGCCCCATCTTCGCTACATCGCCTCGGCAACCGCAGACTTCTTCGACAAGGGCGGGAAAATCAGGTCGTTCGACCCGCAGAACCTCACCGACGAGGACAAGCAAGTCTTTCGGCGGGAAGCGACCACGGCGAAGCAGCACTACGAAGCCCTGCGTCAGCGCAACTTTGAAATCCAAAGCGAGCAACGACCCCGTGGTGCCGATGGACGGGTGAGTGAAATCCCTAAAGAGCAATACGCCAAGTTGAGCAAAGAGTTAGATGCTGTCCGGCAAGAGATGGACAGTTGGAACCTCTATAACAGGGCACTCGTCACTTGTCTGAAGGGCAAGAACACCGACGGCATGAAACTCTATGTCGCCTATGACCAAGGTGGAAAGCCAACCGGCTTGTTGTTGAGCAAGGAAAATCCGACCAACAACAGCGAGGAAGCCCTTACCTCCATCGGCGACATGAAGCACGCTGGAACCGCCTTGATCTATCTGCAAGCCAAGGACGCTGCCGAGCGTGGGGTTGGTGTCCGAAGCGAGCAGTGGGGTCACAGCAAGGGCTACCACGAACTCATCGGTCGGACCCTTACGCCCGTCAAGGGTGGAACCACCTCGTCTAAGTGGACGAAGGCGCAGGTGAGGGAGATCGCCTCGCTGGACATTCCAAACGCCCAACTCGTCGCAAAGGGCGGGCCGGGTAGTGGTAGGCACCCGGAGAGTTTCATAGCCCCCAACCAAAATGCCGCCTACGACTGGTTGCATCAGCACGTTGGCACGGTTATTGGCTCGGCTACACGAGGAAGCATCACCGGCGAGGAAGAACAAGCGGTGAAAAAATACGCCGGTGAAGCCTACGGGGACATAAACGAGGAACTCCGCTCTCACGATCAGGGCATCACCGACGCCGACGACAGTGGGATGCTGTATAGCGGACCCTTAGCAACCCTGATCCAAAGTGCTATCGACAAAAGCGTTGTGGACGCTCCGGTGACGGTATTTCGTGGACTGGGCTTCAACATTTTTGACGAGGAAGGTTTGGAACCCGGCGATGAGTTCCGTGATCCCGGTTTCACCTCGACTTCGCTTATGTCCGGTGCCGCAGATCAGTTCACGAGTGACTTAGGCATGATGGCGAAAATCCAAGTGCCGGAAGGCTCCCACGCCGTTTCCATTACTGCGGGAGATGAAATCGAACTACTCCTCGGAGCCAATGCACGGTTCACATTTCATGGCTACGACGACAGCGGCAACGCCCTGCTGACCTATGTTGGAACCGACCCAGACCACTCTGGCACGGTGGAAAAGGCGAAGCGACGGAGGAAGCGGGCACGCAAGTATGTCTGGCAGCGTGGCGATCTCTCTGTCGTCCGCAAGGGTTCAGTGAAAAAAGGTGGACCGGGTAGCGGACGGCACAAGCAACCCGTCGAGAGTTTCACCACCGTCGGATCGTCGCTTCCAAAAGAGGCTGCCTCATTCATCACGGCGAACGCCCAAAAGTTCTTCGACGCTGGCGGCAAGGTCGTGCGGCTTTCCGGGCTGAGCAAAGAGGAGCAGCAGGAACTAGAAGAACAAGCCCACATGGCGTATAACGCTCTCTGGGAGCAGTGGGAACAAGGCAAGGCTACCTACCGTGCTTACGAGGGTGCTGATTTCACGATGAACGTCGTGGAGTCGTCGCCCTACATTTCCCGTGCGTTTGCCGCCCAAGGTAAAGACGGTTGCTTCGACCTCGCTGCCATCGGACCGGACGGGACGCTCGTGGGAGCCATCGGTGCCAGCGTGGTGAGGGCAGAACCGTCTGATCCCGAAACCGTTTCGGTCAGTTTCATGGGCAGTTTACAAACGATGCCCGGCATCGGTGCTGCGCTCCAATATTCGCTTTGCAGGGTAGCGAAGGGCTTTCCGCTTACATCTTCCTACACACAGGACTCAAAGGACTACCACGAGAAAATCGGTCGCATCTTCCCTTCCGAGAACACCGACTACTCGCAGTGGACAGAGCAGCAAGTCAGAGATGTAGCCAAACTGCCGGTCAAGGCAAGCCCCGAACAACTCCCCTAAAAATCGTGATAGACTATACCCATGACTAGCAGGGCAAACACCACCAACGAACCTTACGATCCCGACGGCGTTGACCCGTTTTGGGCGACCCCCGATGGTGTGGCGTTGCTCGCAGCCATGCGGAAAAAGCCCGCAGACACGCTAGCGAAGGCGGCAAGGGGAGAGCACATCACTCCCGCCGAATACGACGCTTTCATCGCTGAAAACGGACAACTCTAAACAGCAAGACCGCCCCGAAGGGCGGCCTAACTGCCGGATAGAGCATCTGCCTCGCAAGGCAGTCTCAGGCTATCACCACGCCGAGCAGGAATGTTGATCTGGGACAAATCCGGGATAGACACGGGTTCCCTGAATGTATTGCCCCACGACAGAGGCAATGACCCGCTTTGCGACACGAACTTGCGCCGTTGGCGAAACATTGGAGCCTCCACCGTTCGCATACCAGTTAGATGCGCTAATGCCGAGAGAGTTTGGATACACGGAGCCAGACGACCCGATCCAACCACCTTCCTCGCAAATGGCTACTCGTGTCCATTTCTGAATGTCCTCCGGGGTTACACCCCAAGGGTAACCGGCGGCATGATGGACAACGCTATGGTGAACCACCGTCGGCTTATGGACAGGCTTCGTGGTCGTGGTCACGACAGCGTGTTTTGGCGTGCCGTGCAACGGACCGTGCAAGTTGGCGTGGTGGGCAGGCAGCGATGCGCCCACAGGTTGGAAAATAACTGCCCCAATGCCAATGGTGGTGACGGCAATGAGGGATCGAATGGTAGCAAGATGGAGCCGCATGGCACTCCTTTAGG